ATCCAGGTAGACGGTGCAGGACGTGCCGCTCCCCTCGGACTCGATCACCGTGTAGGTGTGCCGAGTGCTGGGAGTGGTGCCGAAGGCGATCAACTGCCCAACCTGCGGAGCCTTGCCCGCGGTGACAGTCAGGGCAACGCCTTCGCTGTAGCCGGCGGCGTAGGCAGCGGCCGTCACGCACTTTACCCAGCGGGTGGCCACGGCGTTGTCCTCGGTGGCGTACTTGAGGGCTTCGTTCAACTGGAAGCTGTCGGCATCCGAAGCCGTCGCCCAAGTGGGCTGGTCGTTGCCGGCGATGGTCACGAACTCGCCAACCGTGGGGGCCAGTACGCACTCGATGTCGCCGGTGGCCCCGGCGGCATACGGTTGCGTGACTGGGTCGGTATCCGTCTCGCTGCCCGACAGGATGCAGTTGACATTTTGGTCCATGTACGTGTCGAAGCCGAGGATGCGGCCGAGGATTGCGCTCTCCAGCGCCGTCCCGCCATCGCCGCGCTCGTTGGCCTTGATAAAGAGGTCAGTCTTGAGCATGGCCGTCTCGCTCGTGGGAGCCATGACGAGCTTTCGGCCATCCACGGGGGCCTTGGCGATGTTCAGCTTCTCTCGGGCATCCAGCACGTAATCCTTGGCGGTGTCCTTCGTCAGGCCGCCCAGCCTGCCCACACGGTTGGCCGGAGAGCCGAAGTAGCGGTGGACCTGACCCAACAGGGCGCGATCGACACCCTCGGCGATAGTCTTCATCGCCGGCTGGAGATAGATGTTGCTCAACTCCTGGAAGGACTTGCTCCCCTCGCCGTCGCGGATCACGAAGGACGAGTAGAACCACTGGTCCAACGGCACCTGCACGTTGGTGGCGACCGCGTCCTGCTGGGTGAGCGTGGTGCCGTCCTTCTTGCGGCGAATCTTGAACTCGCCGGGGCGGCGGGTGTTGACGACATCGCCGAACTTGGCGATTTCGTCCTCGAAGTCCCGGTGGACCATGCTGGCCATCACGAGGTTGCCTTCCAACATGCGAAGGCCTTCGCGCGCCCACAACTCGGGGATGAAGGCGTCGAGCTGGTTTTCGTAGCAAGCCGTGAACGGCTGGCTGAGGTACAAACGATTCATTGCTGTTCTCCGAAGGTGCTCGTGTGACCTCTGCTTATTCGACGCAACGAGTCACTGTGACGGGTTGCCTCAAGCAGACCTTTTCGTACCGGCCCCCGATCGTTAGCGGCCCTTCTTGCTAGGCAAGGGATTCAGTCCGAGCCATTCAGGGTGGTTGGCCCGGATTTCGAGGTACTGTTCCTGCGTCAGCTTGCGAATTGCCGCCGCATCCAGCCTGCCGCTTTGACCCGGCATGAGGCCGCCGGTAGCCGTTCCCGCGCCGATGCCCGAGACCACGCCAGAGCGGAAGAGGTTGCCCCAGGTGTCAGGCGTGTCCTTCATCTTCTTCACGGCATCGTCGGGCGTGTACGCCTTGGTCTCGATCTCGCCCGTCGTCGTGTTGAGGGCCTGCATCTCGACCACCGGCTTGTACTTGCCGGTCAACTTGCCGGTCTTGGGGTCCGTCTCTTCCAGCATCTTCGTCTGCCCGCGCAACAGCGCGACGACCTGCGAAGGACTCCACGCTTCCTGCTTGATGGCAGCGTCGGTCAACGCCCGATCGATGGTGGAGTCCCGATACAACGTCTCGAAATGGGTCGCCTTCCTCTCCATCTCCTGCAACTTGCCCGTGTAAGCCTCTTCGACCTGTTTCTTTTCCAGGAGAAGCTGCTCTTCCTTGCTGCGCAGTTGGCCCTGTACCATTTCGAGGTTCGCTTGCAGGGCCTTCCGCTCCTGCTCGGTGAGGCTCTGGCTGGCCAGCAAGTCCTGATACTGCTTCTCGGTTTTCTTCAGGGCCTCTTCGAGCTTGCGGCGGTCGGCAGCCACGATGCTGTTGACCTGCTCCTGGGTGAACGTCTTGCCAGCGCTGGCACCCGCGCCAGAGCCATCGCCCCCGCCGGCACCAGCACCGACTCCCGCTCCCACACCGTCCTCAGCACCCTCACCCTCGTAACAAGACCGCCACGGACACGCCAGATAGAGAGAGATGGACATGAAACACCTTTGCCCGGAGAGGATTCGTCACAGAGCATCCGCCTAGTTCCGGTTTTCGGCGGGCCTGACCCGGCGGTGGGCCGGTAAAAGGGAGCCAGGATACGTGCCTAGCTCAGTCGCAATAGCTTCAAGGCGTCCGAGTCGCGCAAGAAAGGCTTGAGCAATCGCCACGCGACGGAACTCGGCACCAGATTGACGATATGTTCGATGGGCAATTGCGATCGCTCGAAGCTGGTCTTCACCGCCCCATACCCCATCGCATTGACGGCCAAGTTCTCCAATTCCAATTCAGGGTCTTTGCCGTCCAAGAGGGCGTGGGCAATTTCGTATGCGGCGATGCGGATCGTCTCGGGCACCGTCGCATCCGAACCGCGTGGAAACTCCAACGGTTGAGTCGCCTCCGCCGCCCTGATCTCGTCTTGTGTGGGGGATGGGTTTGCCGCCAGGAGCGTATAAACGCTGGCTTTGTTGCCCTTGTAGTTCAAGGCGTCGATGATGCCGCGCGCCGCGATCAGCGCCTTGCGCCGGTCATTCGCCGACGCTTCGGTCCATGCCGTTTCGTGGAGCCGATTGGCGAAGTATTCGTCGGCTTCGTCGAGCGTGCCGTAGAAGGTGGCGTCGATAGCCATAAGACGCCTCCCTCAGCGAGCGATCCGGGAGTAGCCCTGATCCGCCGCTCCGCCGCCGACGTACAGCATCACTGTCTGCCTCGCACTGGCCGCGCCGAGGCCCAGCACGTCGGTGCCCACAATGCCGCTGCCGGTGCGAAACTCGGGGCTGGACTCTTGAACAACGTCAACCAGCATCGGTCAGTCTCCTGCGAAGCGGCCTTTGCCTCGCACGCGCGAGGCCGTGGTGTCTTGCAGATCGGTGTTGCGACTGACCGCCTTCTCGTCCTTCCCAGCCTTCGGATTGGCGGAGAGGTCTTTCAGGCCCCGCGCTGCCGGGTCGCTGCCGCCCTGTGTGACCCCCTGGGATTCGGCGATGCGTGTGATGCGCGCCGCATGATCCTTGCGGGCCTGTTCATATTCGTCATCGTCGAAGCCCAACGCAATCGAGCCGGTCTTTTCCCCACAGAGGCCACCGGCCACGGCCTGAATGATCGTCTGCGGGTCGCTGGTGGTGTAATGGGCGTTATCGATCTCACGGTTGATGGCAGCCAGATCGTCCATGCTGATCTTGCCGCCCAGGAGCGTCTGCACGATGCCTTTAGCGAGTTCTCGTTTGACTCGACGGCCGGGTACCTTCGCCATCAGCTTCTCCAAGTCCTGCGCTTCCTTGATGCGGTCGGCGTCCGACTTCAGGGAATACCGCTCCGGGTACTTGATCGTCGCCACTTCCCGCTTGCTCGGGTTCCGCTCCTCATAAGCCGCCCAGAACTCGGCGATCTGTCGTTCGGCGCTCTCCAACAGCAGGCCGATGTAGCTGAGGCCCGCTTCGAGGCCCTGGTTGTCCATCGCCTTCGACTCGGCTGAGACCCGCACCGCCAAGCTCGACACCGCCAGGTTCACCAACTCGCGGATGTCCCGCTTGAGCCGATCCTGCAATTCCAGACTTGCTCGCAACGGCTCGGCCGAGGGGTTGATGAAGGCCGGCGGGTTCATGCCCTTGTCGTAGGTCCGGCCGTGCGTCGCGCCGACTGTGATGCTCGCGTCCGCCGCGCCCTGCCCGCCGCCGGTTGCCGTACCGTCTTCCGTGGCGGCATGCTTCAAGTGGGCGCCGACCGCTCGCATGTCCTTCTGTTCAATATAGAAGGGGAAGTTGCTGCGCAGGGCGTAGTTCACGTCGCTGGAGCCGAGGTTCAAGACTGCAAGTGGACACGTCCGCCTTCGATCCACAGATACCGATACCGATGGACGGTGACCGTCGGCAGAAGGCTCGACCGGTCATACTGCATAGCCGTGTCCTGCAGCAACAGCGCCTGGAACTCAGACGGAGCGTCGGGCTTCGAGCAGGTCCAGGAAAGGATGTCCTCGATGTCATACTTGTAGAGGTACGGCGCGGGTTGACTGACGTTGGCCAAGGTCGCGACCGCCGGAATCAGCGGGTGATCGACGTACACGCCCACACGCCCCATGACCAGCAGTTCGGTCAACACCTTCACTCCCAGAAAGGCGTTCATCGTCGAGCCGCGATGGTCCACGCCCAGCTTGAGTCCGTTGACCGCGGCCTGGTAGACTTCGCTGCCGCCCTTGCGCACCACTTCGCGGAGACGTTGGTAGATCGCGTTGCGAATATCGTTGATGGCCGCCTTCGCGAACGCCGGCACGGGCGTGACGGCTTTGCGGGTGGAGAAGTCCGCCTGGTCTTCACGCGTCGAGAACCGCTCCAGGTAGGCGTCACGAAACGCATCACCGCCTTCATAGGTCAGCCGCCACTTCTCCCAATCCGTCATGCCGGAGAGGTAGCCGGGGTGTCGGCTGTCGATCAGGCTGAGCGTCTGACTTTCGGCCATGACGGACCTCTCGCTAAGTGACTTTGCCGACGTTCTCCCCGCTGCCGCCAATCGGAGCCAGCGCCAAGCCGATGTCGGCGTAGCACAGGGAGTGTGCGAAGTGGTCTGCCCCCGTGTTCACGTACTCGGCGGCCAGGTTGCCCGTGTCGTCCTTCTTGTAGGTGCGGACCAGGTTCTTGACCTGTTCCCGGTATTCAAACGAAATGTCGCGTGGCAGTAGGATGCGGGGCGGCGTCGCCTTAAACCGCCCCAGCGTGCAACTGAGCCAGTTGGTGCGATCCACCGTGGCGAAGGGTGCCCCCGTGTCTTCCTCGCTGATGGCGATTTCCTTGGCCGTCTGCCCCCGCCGGTATCGCGTCAGCCACACGTAGCCATGAAACTTCTTGGCGAAGCGGCGGGCGTCGTTGGTGAACGGATCGGCGTCCACCACGCAGGCCAAGACCTGCCACTCCCGCATCAACTCGTCCAGGTAGCTCCAGTCGTCGCCTGGAAACTTGCCAAACCAAAGCAACTTGCCGATGGCCGCCGCATTGATGTCCTTGCCGGGGTGCTGATCGAACAGCCAGTCCACGACCGAAACGTAACCTGTCTTTCCCTGATCCACGCCCATGGTTATCAGGCGGTCGCCGCCGATCTGCGGGCGTTTGTCATTGATCGAGTGCGACTTGATGCAGCTCTCGATCATCTCGTTCGTGACCTGGGCACCCTCGCCGATGAACGGCACGCCCAACTTGCTGCAATGGAACTCCGTGTTCGCCGCTTCGTCGCCCAGCCCGCGGTGGTAGGCAATCACCAGCTCGCTGGGCGTTACCGTGGACGAGTAAAGCTGGTTGATGTAGAAGCCTCGGGACTCCTCCGCTGAGACGTTCAGTTCGGT